TGATGAGAGGGTGGTGGGATGAGCCAATACAAATCAATTTGGGTAAAACCCATATTGCAAAAACAAACTTGCGACAAGTTGGCGGTGTGCCAGTCCAAGATGTCGCCAAGTTGCCCTGTTGGGGTATGTAGATTGAAGGTCAATCATGCTCCGTGACTACCAACAACGCACCATAGACCAACTCTACGCATGGTTTGAGGCAGGCAGTGAGGGTAACCCGTGCCTTGTACTGCCCACAGGGTCAGGCAAGTCTCATATTATTGCTGCACTGTGCAAAGATGCTTTGCAGTCATGGCCTGAAACCCGCATTTTGATGCTAACCCATGTCAAAGAATTGATTGCTCAGAATGCCGAGAAAATGCGCCAGCACTGGCCTAACGCACCACTTGGCATTTACTCAGCAGGGCTTGGCCGCAAGGATTTGGGCGAACCGATTACTTTTGCAGGCATCCAGTCAGTCAGAACCAAGGCCAAAGATATTGGGCATGTTGACCTTGTTATCATAGATGAGGCTCATCTAGTGAGCCACAAGGATGAAGGTGGATACCGAACTTTGCTTGCCGACCTGAAGGTTATCAACCCTAACCTGAGAATCATTGGCCTAACCGCCAGCCCATATCGTTTGGGGCATGGTTACATCACCGACAAGCCTGCCATCTTTGATGCGTTGATAAACCCAACATCTATTGAAGAACTTATCCACAAAGGCTATTTGTCTACCCTACGATCTAAATTGACTACCACCAAGCTAGAGGTAGACGGGGTGCATAAGCGTGGAGGGGAATACATCGAGGCCGAACTACAGGCTGCGGTGGATACCAAAGATAAGAACGTCAAGGTAGTGCGCGAGATCATCAAACTGGGTGCCGAGCGTAAATCATGGTTGATCTTTTGCGCTGGTGTTGCCCATGCACAGCATGTAAAAGAAGCCTTGACAGATCAGGGCATCATTGCCGAGTGCGTGACGGGGGAAACACCATCAAATGAGCGCGACCGGATGTTGACCGAATTCAAGGCAGGCACCATTCAAGCACTGACCAATGCCAATGTCCTGACCACTGGTTTTGACGCGCCTATGATCGACTTGATCGCCATGCTGCGCCCTACTATGTCCCCAGGTCTTTATGTCCAGATGGCAGGGCGGGGGCTTCGCATTGCTGACGGGAAAACCGATTGTTTGGTGTTGGACTTTGCTGGTGTAGTTGAGCAACATGGCCCAATTACAGCAGTCAGGCCGCCACCAAAGAAAGGCGATAAAGTGGGCGAAGCACCAGTCAAAGTATGTGATAACTGCCAAGAGATATGCCATTTGAGCGCAAGAGAATGCCCAGCTTGCGGGACACCATTTCCTGAGCCAGTGCGCCCAGCTTTAAAGTTGTCTCATTTAGACATCATGGGCGTGGAGGGAACCGACCTAGACGTTACCGCTTGGACATGGCGCAAGCACTTGAGTAGGGCATCAGGCAAGGAAATGTTATCCCTGACCTACTACGGGGGGCTAAGTGACCCACCAGTGACCGAATACTTGGCAGTAACGCACGATGGGTATGCAGGCGAGAAAAGCAGGCGGCTATTGTCTGACATTGCTTACAAAGCACAAGTGGCATTGGACTACAGGGCCACCGACCTGCACGACATGGCCCAGCTACTTACAGAGGGCCAGCCGCCGAGCCAAATAGAATTCAAGCGTGAAGGCAAGTTTTTTACTGTACTTAAAAGGACATGGATATGAGACACCCCGAACCCGAGATAGTCACCACTTACCGCAATACCCTGAAGGCCGAGCCGCCGAGGGTATGCCATACGTGCGACCATTACAGCAAAGAAGGCAAGTGCATGGAATTTGATTCAGTGCCGCCCTTGGAATTTGCCAATGAGCCAGGGGGTTGTGCCCTATGGGTTTGGGAGGTGCCATTTTGAATTCAGAACACCTAGAGCAAGTGCGCTTGGTGTCATGGTTTCGCAAAACCTACCCTGATACCCGTATCTTGGCTATCCCCAACGGGGGCATCAGATCAGCCAGCGCGGGGGCATCATTGAAGGCCGAAGGGGTAAGTGCAGGGGTGCCGGATTTAGTAGTGCCTGCGTGGTTATTGTGGATCGAGATGAAACGAGAAACGGGGGGCACAGTTTCACCAGCGCAGCGCGATTGGATTAGTTACCTAGAAAGCATTGGGCACCAAGTGATTGTGGGCAGGGGCTTTGAGGATGCAAGGGATCAGGTCATAAAAAAAGCCCCATACGGGGCTTGAGTGGTTTGCATGGGGTTTGGGCTATAAGTCAAGTAGCAAGGCCAATAGACCTGCCAGCAGCAGGGCCAGCAGCAGGGTCATGGTAGAACCCGAGCGCATACACCCCGAACCTGGTTAACGTGCCAGATAGAATGATTTTGAATGCCGTTATAGATGTAATTGAGCGCCTCCTCGTAAAGTCTGACATCCTCCTCAAGGTATTTTATACGGGCTTGCAGTTCTGCCAGCGTGGGGGATGGGGGCGTGAAGGGTGCAAGAGCTTGGGCAATAGTGGGGTGCATCATGCTTTCCACTCCATTATTGATTCACACTCCCAACTTGCGTCCTGTTCGTCTTGATCGGATGCCTCCAACTTTGCCCAGGCCAGCAATTCGGCCTCCTCTAAGCTATCGGCTTCAACCAAAATATTTACATAACTGGTGCGCTTTAATTCAACTTCGTAGGTTTTCATGGTAGTCCTTATAAAATTCGCTGCCAAACAGATACAACCCGTTGATCTTCTGTTAAATCGTCAAACGCATACGCTTGTGCCTCACTTGCACTGTATGCGTCATATTCAATAAATTCTCTATGTAATTCGTCATCTTTTGTCTCAATGACTGCTACATATTGATTGGTCATGGTAGTCCTTAGAACGTGAGAATGTCAAAATAAGCAAGGGCGCAGACTGTCAGCACAGCAGAGTAGGCCAGCACAGCGAGAAAATCCATAGCAGCAGCACGGCGTTTTTCCAAAGCCTCTTGAGAGGGGGAATAGGTGTATTTCATGGTTTACTCTCCAATAGTCAATTTATAACCGGCAATGGCTGCTGGTAAGCCTGCATTGATTCGAGCATTAAAGTGCTTGTCAAAATCCTCGAAAGTATTGGGCAAGTACTTTTTCCAGTGTTGACGTTCTTTTAAAAGTGTCTCTGGTAATGTGCCTGGGCTTATCTCGCCATCATGCAATGATTCCAGAATGTAATTAGCAGCGTTTACAGCTTCCTCTTGTTCGTAATCGTAGGTGCCCGTGAAGTCAGTTGTTAGCATGGTTTAACCTCTTAATGATGCTGGAAAGTGAGCAATAACACCACGGTCAACATGATGCAATTGAATGACGTTATGTTGATTGAATGAGCGCATTTTGCTTGGTGTTTGCAAATAACGCTCATAATCCCTCAAGACCTTAGATTGTGTTTTGGCACTGCACAGCGTTGATTGATGGGTGCCGTTGACGCTGTCGTTATGCCAAACAATGATTCTATATTCTGGATTCATGGTTAAATTCTCCTGTTGGTTATAGCCTGCAAATACAGACCCCTA